TGCGATAGTTGCGGGATCTGTACCACTTGCATAGTTAACATCACCGTAATCAACTTGACTTAGGTAACAACCGTACAGAGTCCAAGATTCAACTGCATTTGGTGTAGCTGAACCATTACCACCGTCCAACATTTCCAATAATAATTGGAATTTGTAATCAATACCAGAAGCAGCACTTGCTTGTTCCTGGAAGTCAAATTGTTTCTGTAATTGCTCGCCAACCATTCCACTTACAGAACCATTCATATCATCACGCAAATTAATTGTGATATCTTGCCATTCTGGTTTACCAGCTAATTTTACTTTACTGTTATATACATCAATTACAATATCACCAAAAGTTACGCTAGGACGTTTTACGTCTATAACTTGCTTGGTCAGTTCTACTACATTATTGGTGCTTACACCAAAACCCGTAAAACTTAAACGAAATCTATACTTTAATTTGGGCATCAACAGACCCTGGCTACTAGCCGATTGGCTACTTGCTAGGGGTACTGTAAAGTTTGTTAAGGATGCTACTGGCATTTTATTCTCCTGTTATATTTATTTATCCGATTTACATGCTACCCAAAGCGGCTATGTCACCTGGATTATACAAGCGGATTGGAATGTAAATAAACTCAACATCTTTCATTGGCTCAATAGCAATATCAGCATATAATTGATTATTTGCTATACGATCTGGTGTATTGTTAGTTGTATCACAAACTACCAAATAATCATACAACCCGCGTTTTGCTACTAGGTCGTTTAGGGCCCTGTTAAGGATCGCCGCAAACTGATCACGAGTAATCTTGTCATTTGGTTCAAACAAGAATGCATTACCTGCACTGGCAAATATTGTACGTATGTAGTTGACCAAACGTGCAACATTAATACGATCCATACTTTCTGTATTTGGATCACGAGTCTTTTGACCCCATACAACTAAGCCAATTCCTGGAATAATTGTAATTGGGTTGATGTTGTTTTCGTATAATGTATCGCGCAATGCTTGATTAACGCCAGTACGCACAAACTCACCGGTATTAAAATTAACATAACCCAAGTCGGTTGCATTACTTACTAGTCCACGACGTGTTCCTGCAGGAGCGAACCAAGGATAAGCTACATTGTCATTGTATAAGAATGTACGCAATGCCATATGACTTGCAGGAACCATAATTGTGTTACCACTTAGGTCTGAACTCAAGCCACCTGGATAATATACACCCAAATATGGATCAGCAGTTGCTAAACCATCACCATTAGTATCATTACTCCAATTAATAATATCAACAGCATTTGTGCTCAAAGACAATGGAGTATCGCCAATAATGAATGCAGTATTTGCACGATCATTATTCAATGATACCATATCAGGAATTAGTTCTGGATAACCAGGAGCGCAAATTAAGCTAAACGTAAATTGGTCTTCACGAATTTCTGTGTTAGCATCTAAAGCAGCTTTCATTGCTGCAATAATTACTTGACGTTGTGCAAAGTGGCCAGCATAAGGACTTCCGTCATTCTTTAGTCCACTGGCAGTTACCCAAGATCCGTGTGCTAACTTAGTCCAATAACTTGATCCAGCGTATGGTGCTTGGTTTGTTGAACTTGTGGTTGCTACATATATGTCAGCACCGTAATATACCTTTTGACCTGCGTTCCACACTGGAACATTCCATGTTGCTATACTACCAAAATATGATGCAACATACTTTTTAACGTTATATCCGCTACGGCGTGTGTTGAATAGCAACATGCCACGTGGGTATAATAATGGATTTGGTGCGTCAAGATCTAAATAATTACTGGTCAATAGAGCCTGGGTAGTTATTTCTGGATCGCTCGCCGCATCAGTTGTACCAGAATTGTCCCAACGAGCATCTGCAAATAAAATACCGTTTTGACTTACTTGATCAGTATTATCAATTTGATTCCAATTTAGTCCGTCATATCGACGTATTAGTGGCCAATTCTCTAAATCACTTGTATCTAACCATAAATCACCCATTACAAGATTACTACCATCTGATTGAGTAAATGGTTGGCTTGCAGCAACAATAACTCCCATTGGGTCAGTCGTTGTCAAGGGATAGCCACGTGCATCAGTGGATAAATTTTGATATCCCACCCAATTAGAACCATTATTAATCATAATGTCAACTACAGTAGGATCTCCATAATACCATAATGTACCATCTTCAGGATCTGCTACGGGTTCAGTTGTGCTAAATGTGTAAACTAAATTTTGCCATCCAGTAATGGTAACGGCATTACCAGTACTGGAAACTATGGTATTAGGAATACCGCTTACGAATCCAGCATTGGCAACTGGCGTTCCACTGACATTTGTTAATGTAATATCACCACCTGCTAAATGAGTAATAGATATTGCTCCAGTCGATGTTATTGATACTAATATATTTGGAATATTTGCTTTTTGTATCGCTGCAACAAAATCAGAAACTAGACCAGTACCACCAACTGTTATTAGAGTTGAACCAGCACCTGGTAGACCCGGTTGCGATACAATTAGTGTAAAACTATTGCTAGGACTAAATGGTGTTGGCCCGGGAACATTACCTACTGCGGTTACTGCCCCAAAAACTTGTCTAACTTTTGCTTTATAAGATGCATAGCCTGTAACTACTCCGGTATTATATGGGTTATTATCTTGTTTTACGTAAAGAGTGCCCGCAGGAATGTTAATACCACCACCAGTTGGATCTAATCCGTAAAGTGCTAAAAGTTCATTGGGATAACTCGTAACGGTCTGAGCGGTCCAAAGACCTGTTAGACTGTTATATTGTTTGAATACAAAATTTGCTCCTCCGCCAGTTGCAGTGGTCTTGAGCCAAACACTGCCGTTAGGTGCCGAAACATCACCAGATACTGAGTTGGTCCAACTTGGTACATTAGCAAATGTACTGTATTGCGATTGTGGAGCTATGTATGCGACGTTTGCGGTTAGTCCGAATGCAGATAAAATATTTGTGTTTCCAGATCCGTTATATGCGGTTGAAAGTACAATTTTACCATCATTAGCAGTTAGGCCGCTAGATGTACCATCAGAATAAAGAGCAAGTTTATAATTTAATACGTCTGCTTTAACTCCGGGAATACTAGCCGAATTTACATTAGCTGCAAATGTTGCAACATTTGATCCAGTAATAGTAACTGTTGTGTTGTTGATACTGATGTTGCTACCTGTTGATACAGTGGCATTTGCTACCGTACCGATTACTGTTGGATGGCTTGCATGCCATTTAGGTGTCCCGACTAAAACCCAAGTATTATTGATACTGTTAGGGTCTATACTTCCGATATTGTTACCGGCTTTATAAAATATTTTATTATCGTAACTACTACTACCAACGTAACTTTGGCTTACAACTACTGCATAAGTGCCAACTTGCCCGTAACTTTGTACTGGAGTTAACACGCTAGAGAAACTGCCCTGTGTTGTAGATACACATTGACTAGAACTAGTAATTAATGTCGGGACTTCGTTTGTGTAAGTTTGTGTGTCAGCACTCCACTCATAGATACCCCATGTAGTATCTGCTAGATCAAACCATTCTGTTCCAGAAGCTACTGCGCCTGTGGGGCGGACACTGGTACTTTGTAATTGATTTAAATCAATGTTTGCACGAATAGCATATAGTTGATTACCCAAGCCTAGCGCACTATACGCAGCCATTAACCCATATTCATTTAATTCGTTACCGTGTAGGGGAGTTCCTGCACTACTTTGTTGGAACACAGGAGTTCCCATTGCAGTGGTTAGATCACGCTGACTTCCAAATACTTGTAGTGCTCCAGCGTTTGCCTCAGTTGTACCTGTTGCCAGTGCTCCATTGATTGTTTTATTCTCAGCAGTTGCCATAACAACCAGCGGAACTGTGCCCACTGCGTTTGATATGTACTGACTCTCATCTGTTACGGTTAATTGTAAACCTGGGGATACTAATGCCATAGTAACTTTCCTTTATATAATACTGTTCGAATATTTATATATAATAGTATTTTTATGGTGTTTTGAGTGCCCTTAATTAAGGTTAGCTACTAAATACAATATGACAGAACGTAAAATATGCCCTAGTTGCAATCAAAGACCAGTCGCAATCAATTGCCATAAAGGTGACAAAACTTATTATAGAAAAGTATGTGACATTTGTGTCCGAGCAGGTAAAAAAGATAAGAAGGTTCCGGGCTGGGCAAAAAGCGGATATAGAAAAAAACCGCAATGTGAAAAGTGCGGTTTTAAGTTTAAGTTCCCTGTAGAACAGTCTGCGGTGTTTTATCTCGACGGTAATTTAAAAAATAACAATCACTTCAATCTTAAGACAGTGTGTTTAAACTGTGTCCAAGAGGTACATAGGAGCCGACTACCTTGGCGACAGAGTCCTTTGATACCAGATTTCTAAGTTGTGTAAAAAGATCATCAATAGTTTCATTGTTGTCTATCTCGGCATCAAATTCTGTTCCGGCCCAAGCAGTTTCACTAGGATGTACTCCTAGGGTTTTTAGATTTTCTTTGAATACTTCTTGTCCACTATTAGCATTGACTGCAACTTGATACCATTCAGGTAACGGGCCACGCTGAATCCAAATTATCTTCCCACCTTGGGCCCTGATTGCTTTGATCTCGTTAGGAAATCTGCAGTCAGTTATAACAATATTATCTTTGCTGGTACGGATCTTATTCTCTAGACTTGCAATCCACATTTCATCGTGAAATCCGTCTCTGATTACTTCGGTGCCCCAATATTGTAGTACGTGTCTTGGAGTAATATCTCTGCCTAGTCGATTACTCCACCATTCATCTCGTTGCTCCCGCCACTCGCGACTTTGAGTAGTTCTTCCTTCGAGTAGTTGTCGATCCCAACCAAATACGTTTGAGACTGCATCTTTAAGGCTTGATGCAAAACTTTCTCTACGATATCCGTGAAAGTTAACCAAATAATCAGCGGCAGTGTCTTTGCCTGAACCTATAAAACCACATATTCCTATAATCATAAAAAATGCTCCCGTAAGAGCATTTTAACGTAATTGTAACACAAGGTCAAGTTATTTGCGTCGCAATGTCACCGGTTCACGTGCCTTTACCGGACTTACACTGTGAACTTCTGCAGGCTCACTGCTGTCATTAGGTGTTAGTCTGTGCGATTTGACTCCAAATGCTTTTTCTGCTTGATCCAGTATTTGGTGTTCTCCTTCACTGTAGGCCACGGTGACTAGAGCTTGTCCGGT